GACGGTAAAGACATAATGAACAAAGTTAAAAACAGAGAATGGTTTAGACCTTTTGGTGCATCAGTTTTAGAAGAAGAAGCACATAAATGGTTTGACATGGCTGGTTTAAAAAAATCTCCTTATATGTTATATGCGGTTGAAGCATTAGAAGGAGTTAAAGAAAAAATACCTGCAGTAATACATGTAGATAATACATGTAGAATACAAACAGTTAATGAAAGACAAAACCCAATATTGTACAAAATCTTAAAAATATTTTATAAAAAAACCAAAGTACCTATATTAATGAATACTTCTTTTAATTTAGCAGGAGAAACATTGGTAGAGACTCCTGAAGATGCTATTGAAACTTTTAACAAATCAGACATAGATTGTATTTATTTTGCTGATATCGAAAGGATTTACAAGTAATGTATTTAAAACACAATGTATGGTTTTTTAAAGATGTTTTAGATAAAGAATGGTGTAACAACATAATTAAAAAATATAAAACAAAGGCTACTAAAAAAGGTAAAATTGGTGGTGATGGTGCAAAAGTATCAGCTAAAAAAAATAAAGAACGTAGAAATTCTAATATAGTTTGGGTGTATGAAGACGAAATTTATAAAAAATTAAATCCTTATTTACATACCGCAAATAAAAATGCAGGTTGGAATTTTGAAATAAGTTGGTCTGAAGACATACAGTTTACTAAATATACTAAAGGTCAATATTATAACTGGCACATGGATTCTTTTTTTAGTCCTTATAAAAATCATAGATATCCACAGTATGAAGGAAAAATAAGAAAAATATCTTGTAGCGTATTGTTAAATGATCCTAATGAATATACTGGAGGAGATTTAGAAATAGGTCAGAATAACAATGTTGAAACACCTTTGGAAGACAATAAAATAAATATGAGTCAATGTAATTTAGGACAAGGGTCTATTATTTTTTTTCCTGGATTTATATGGCATCGGGTTACACCCATAAAAAAAGGAACAAGGTATAGTTTAGTAATGTGGACAGTAGGAAAACCTTATGTTTAATAAAAATAAATATCAAATATGTAGAAAAGTAATTAGCAAAGAGTTAGCTGATTTTTTATTCAATTATTTAAGAATGAAAAAACAAACTTTTTATACTTTAAAAAGAATGAATATTGATAACAAATTACTTGGTTTTGATGGAGACGAACAAGCACCAGGAACTTATTCTTGTTATTCTGATATTGCTATGGAGACATTACTATTTCTTATAAATGAAGTTTTAGAGAAAAAAACTAAATTAAAACTATCACCTAATTATACATATACTAGGTTATATAAAAATGGAGATATATTAAAAAAACATAAAGATAGATTTAGTTGTGAAATATCAGCAACTTTAAATTTAGGTGGAGATATGTGGCCTATATACTTAGAAGATTCAAATAGGAAAGAAATAGAAGTTAAATTAAAACCAGGAGATTTACTTATTTATAGAGGAATGGAGTTGTCTCATTGGAGGAAACCTTTTGAAGGTTATATGTGCGGACAAGTATTCTTACACTACAATAATAAAAGAACAAAAGGTTGGGATAAAAATCTTTATGATGGCAGACCTCATTTAGGATTCCCATTTAAAACAGAAACAACATGATAAAAGTTTTAGATAATTTTGTACCTTTAAAGATACAAAATAAATATATTGATTTATTAGATAGTCAGGAAATAGCTTGGTTTTTTATGAAAGACCTTGTTGTTAAGGAAAATGAATTTAATTTTAAAAATAAAAATATTACAGATACGTTTGCGATGGTTCATACTTTATTTGGCAGTGAAGGAGTAAATTCAAATTTTTATCATTTTTTTCAAACCATATTAACTTTTTTTCGTATTAAAGAAAAAGTTGATATTAAAGATATAATTAGAATTAGAATACGAAGAACTTTTCCTAGTAAAGAACATACTAAAGATAAATACAACGTTCCTCACATAGATGTTAAAGATCATTTACCATATAAAACTTTATTATATTATGTAGATGATTCTGATGGAGATACTGTTTTTTTTAAAAATAAAATAACTGATGATATATTATTAGACTCTGAAGCGATCGAAGATCAAAGAGTATCTCCTAAAAAAGGTAGAGCTATTTATTTTGATGGAGGTATATATCATTCTGGAAACTGTCCCATTGACTTTGATAAGAGAACAGTTATAAACTTTGATTTTAAGACATGAAAGATTTTATTAAAAAGCATTTAACTAACGTTAAAAAAGCTACACAAAAACAAAAAGAAAAAGAATTTTGGGATGTGTCTGGTATTCTTAAAGGGAGATTAAATCAAAAGTTAAAATATGATTTAAGACCTTATAAAATTGATACAGAAGGAAGAAATGTTAAACCCCTAACTTCATTATCTAAAGCTGATAAAATTGTATTTGAACAAGTAGATAAATGGGTTATTGTTGAAGCAGCTGAATTACATGGTTTTATTATGACACATAGATTAAAAGAAATTAATCTCGAAGACATAATTAGTGCTTTAGAATGGAATATAAACATACAGAAATAATTAAAGATTGGTTAGATGAAGATTTAGCTAATTATTTAAAAAAATTATACCTTTTTAATATTCCTCATTTTTATGGACATTCAAGCACAGGAGAGGGTGAATTATTCTATTCATGTTACTTTGATCAAAAAGAAAATTTAAATAAATTTTTAATTTATAAATTACAACAAACATTAAAAATACCTTTTACCGTAAAACATATGCATTTAAATATACAACACCCCGGTATGGAGGGAGAATTTCACAATGATGACTGTTCATTGACCGCACTTTATATGGTGAAAGGTGAAGGTAATCTTGAATTTAAAGATCGTAAAATTGTTTTTAAAGAAAATAAATTAATTGTTTTTAAGTCTTCTAAACTTCATAGAGGAAGAGCTCCAAAAAAAGGTCCAAGAATAACATTAGCTTTTAAATTAATATGAAACAAATTAAAAATTTTCTTGATAAAGAAGACTTTTATAAAATTAAAAGTATTATGTTTTCTAATGAGTTTCCTTGGTTTTTTAATGAGTTTCAAACATCTGGTAAAAATGATAGCTTTTTTATGGGACATAATTTTTATCACAGCCATCAAAAAAACTCAGTTTATTACAATCCAATTATAGAGCCTATACTAAAAAAACTTAAACCAAATATGATTAGTGAAATAAGGGCTAATTTATTATTTAAAACAAATAAACATATCCAATCTGACTTTCATTTAGATAAAACTTTCTTTTGTAAAACAGCTATATTTTATGTTAATACAAATAATGGATATACTTTACTCAAGGATAAAACTAAAATTAAAGCAGAAGAAAATAAATTATTAATTATAGATTCAAAAACATACCACGCTGCAGTAACACAAACAGATGTAGAAAGAAGGGTGGTGATAAATTTTAATTACTTATGATAAATTATCAACAATATATGTTTGGTCCTTTGTTGTTTAGAACACAGGTTACAGAGCAGGATGTTAAAAAAGTAAAAAAACTTTGTAGTAAAAACAATAAGGATTACAGATATTCTTTAGCAGGAATTATTGATCACGAATATGAAATAAATCAGAAAGAATATGCAAAAATTGTTTCTCCATACCTCCAAACTTTTAAACCAGTTTTTGATTCTTGGTATAATACGAATTTATCAAGATTGAAATGTAATGCAGCTTGGGTAAATTACATGAAAAGTGGTGAAGCAAACCCTCCTCATATACATCTTAATTGTCAGTTATCTTCTGTTTTATATCTACAAGTACCTCCTGGATTAAAAAAAGAAAATAAAAGTTATATAGGTAAATCTAATGGACCTGGATCGGTGTCTTTTACTTACGGAGAATCTAGAGACTATACTATAGATGAAAAAAGTTTTTTACCTGTTAAAGGTGACTTTTTTGTATTTCCATACAATTTAAAACATTATGTGTGTACTTTTAAAAGTAAAGGTGAACGAATATCTGTTTCAGCTAATTTTCAAATACTATGAAAAAAATAAATTTAGAGTGTTATGGTTTTCAAGACCACTTTAAACATCATGCTAAAATTAAAAATAAATTAATAAAACTTTTAAATACAGCGCAAAATGATTTTGATTGTCATCCTAATGATAAAATTGATTATTTAGATTGGCAAAATAGTGAAGACATGGAAAGACCATGGGTAAAATTTATTGAACCTTTATTAAAAGAACATTTTTTAAAAAGTATAAAACATTTAAAATTAAATAAAGTGCACATTAGAAATTTGTGGTTTCAAAAATATAAAAAAAACGGAGTACATAATTGGCATATACATAGTAATAATTATACTGGTGTTTACTATTTGAAGTTTCCCAAAGGTGCTACTAAAACACAATTGGTAAATAAA